ACAGATAGAATATTCAAGCGAAATGAATGTGAAACAAAAGCTTGCGGCGCTTGAAGATATTATTGAACAATACGAATAAAGGGGGTTAATCATGGCAAGTAGAAATGTAGTTTTATATGACAAAAACGGAAATCAAATAGCCCCGGCAACAACCGCAACACAAGCGAAATACGACGCGGAAAACACGGTTAAAGATAAAATTGACGAATTAAACGAACGTGTTGACGAATTGGTAACGGGAAACGTTGAACCGTTAACAATCACGGAAAACGGCGTTTACAATGCGCCACAAGGCGTGGACGGATTCAATCCGGTAACGGCAAACGTTGCGCCGGGAAAAGTTTTAATATCGGAATTTGATTTCAAAGGTTCGAATCCTTATTATGATAAAGTTAAGGATATGGAACTTACAACACTTATGAAAGGTCTTTCATATTCTCAAGGAATTGGCATAACAGCAACCGCAAGGGGAAACAAATTGCGTACGGGTACAAACTTTGATTATGCGGGAATTTATGAAATGGAAATCAAGTTTGGAACATTCGACAGAAACACAGCGTTGACAAATGGCAACAATATGCTTTTGAAAGTTGGAAGAAATTCAGCAAAACTAATGTTGAATTATTATTACAATTCTAGTACAGACACGGGCAAATGGTGGTTGCACGATCAAAGTGGAAATAACATTTATTTGGATTATGGCGAAAACGATCCATACTATTTTGAAAATAAAACATTGATTATGACTTATGGTGCAAAGTATGTTGATGGTGAACTTGTTCGTGATAGGGATAAGGGATATTTCTATATAGATGGAATACAGTTAAATTCAAATGGTGCGGCTATAACCGGTGATGAAGATTCGCAAGTGCAAGTAGTATTCTTATGTGATAGTGGAAATAATGCTTTTATTGGTGCTGTTTATGAATCCTTAAAGATATGGCAATATTTCAATAAGTATTCAACACCGGTTCAATTGCAATCGTTGCAAATGACGCCACAAACATTGGAAGAATCACAAGAAGACGTGATTGAAGATGAACAACAAAGTATTTAATTAATTGCAATTATTAAATAAAAATACCAAAGAAAGGGGGAATATGTCCCAAACGCAAATGTTATGCCGGGTTGGGGTAATGTAAATATCACACCCGCAACAACTACATCTAACGCTTAATTAAATTAAGCAAAGCAATATTTTGTGTTAATAAATGGGGAACGGCGTTTTTATGCGTCGTTCCCTTTATTATGGAGTATTAAAAATGAAAGTAACAAAATCACAGATTATTAGTTATTTCTTATGATGAAAGGGGGCAAACAATGCTTACAGAATCGGAAATTATCGAATTTATCAATGAAGATAGGGCAAGTGATAAAAAACAGTTTGCCCGAAATGGATTAAAATATTATGAAGGCGAACACGACATTTTAAATTATAAATTATATTATTACAACGCCGACGGCGAACTTGTGGAAGACACAACACGTTCGAACATTAAGATTTCACACCCGTTTTTCACGGAATTAGTGGATCAAGAAGTTCAATATATGCTTTCGGGCAAAAACGGCTTTGTTAAATCGGATTTGCCGGAATTACAAAGCAAGTTAAACGAATATTTCAACGAAAACGAAAACTTCTTGGCGGAATTATACGAACTATTAACGGGCGCAATCTCAAAAGGCTTTGAATATATGTACGCGTACAAAAACGCGGAAGACAAGCTTTCGTTTGAATGTGCGGATTCAATGGGCGTTGTGGAAGTTGAAAGTAAATATTCAAGTGACGGGCAAGAATATATTATTTATTGGTACGTTGAAAAGATTGGCAAAGATAGAACACCAATTAAACGAATTCAAGTTTGGGACAAATCCCAAACTTATTTTTATAGTTCGGAAAAAGAAGGTGAAATTGTTCTTGACGAATCCACACCGGAACGTCCAAATCCACGTCCACATATTTTGTATAAAAAGGACAATGACGATTCGACGTATTACGAAACACTTGGTTATATTCCATTTTTTAGATTGGACAATTGCAAGAAGAAATTTAGCGGCTTAAAACCAATTAAAAGCTTAATTGATGATTACGATCTTATGAGTTGCGGGCTTTCAAATAATTTGCAAGACGCAAGCGAATATTTGGTTGTTGTCAAAGGTTTTCAAGGGGATAACCTTGAAGAATTAATGAAAAACGTTAAAACCAAAAAACACATTGGCGTTAATGGTGATGAAGGCGGCGACGTTGAATTTAAAACGGTTGATGTTCCATATCAAGCAAGAAAAGAAAAACTTGATTTGGACGAAAAGAACATATATCGGTTTGGAATGGGCTTTAATAGCGCACAGCTTGGCGACGGAAACATAACAAACATTGTTATTAAATCAAGATACGCTTTATTAGATTTGAAGTGTAATAAGTTAGAAATAAGGGTGAAACAGTTTTTAAGAAAGATTTTGAAAATTGTTCTTCAAGAAATTAACGAACAAAACGGCACGGATTATCAATCAAAAGACGTTTATTTTGATTTCCAACGTGAAGTAATGACAAACGCACAAGACAACGCGCAAATCGAACTTACGGACGCACAAAAACAGCAAACACAAATTAACACGCTTCTTTCACTTGAAGCGGCGTTGGGTGATGAATTAATAATTGAACAAATTTGCGACGTGCTTGATCTTGATTATGAACAAATCAAATCGAAGCTTCCGGAAGATGAAATGGCGAACGCGCAAAACGCATTGAATGAAGCCCCGATTGATGAAGAAGGCGTTATAAATGAATAAGAATCAAAAAGAAGTGTTGCAAACGGCACTTTCGGAAGAAGAAAAGACAATTAAAAAGCTAAAAGGCATTTATAAAAAAGCGCTTGATGATATAAACGGCAATATAGCGTCGTTAATGGGGCGTACAGACACGGAAAACCTACAAAGCATTGTTTATCAATTAAACTATCAAAAAGCGCTTAAAACGCAAATAAACGGCATATTAGACACATTGGAAGCCGAACAATTCACAACGATTTCTTCATATTTGACGAAATGCTATGAAAACGGCTATGTTGGCGTTATGTATGACTTGCACAAACAAGGAATTCCAATTATAACGCCAATTAATCAAAATCAAGTGGTTAAAGCATTAACCAACGAATCAAAGCTTTCGAAGAACTTATATAATAAATTGGGTGAAGATGTTTCGCTTTTGAAAAAAAGAGTTCAAAACAACGTTTCGCGTGGATTCGCGCAAGGTTCAAGCTATGCAGATATTGCAAGAAATATCGCTTCCGGAATGATTGGCGATTATAGCCGTTATAATGGGGGCGCGATTGCATTTGCAAACAGAATCGCACGAACCGAAGGACACCGTGTCCAAAATCAAGCGGCTATGGACGCACAACACGCGGCAAAAGAAAAGGGCGCGGACATTGTGAAACAATGGGATTCAACGCTTGATTCAAGAACACGTCCGGAACACGCGGAAGCGGACGGACAAATTCGCGAAATTGACGAACCGTTCAATGTTGGGGGCGAAGATTTGGAAGCGCCGGGCATTGGTGGAAGTGCATGGAACGTTATTAATTGCCGTTGTGCGGTTTTACAACGTGCGAAATGGGCGCTTGATGAAGAAGAACTTCAAACACTTCAAGAACGTGCGGAATATTACGGACTTGACAAAAGCGACAGTTTCGAAGCGTTCAAAGAAAATTATCTTGACATAACAAAAGAAATGGAAGATAATGGAAGTAGCAAAGAAGATTTAATTGAAACATTAAATAAGCTTCAAAATTCCGGAATGAGTAAAGCGGATTATGAAGAATATTTGGATATTATCAATAATAATCCAAACGCGGACATTAGAAAGCTTTACGCAAATTATGCCGATGAAATCGAAAGTGTAAAATTAACAAAATCACAAGGATATTATCAACCCGCGTCAAATTCACTTGTTTTTGATTATCCAAAATATGACGATATGAACAAATTTGGAACGTTGGCGCATGAATATGGACACTTTTTCGATAATAAAGCCGAATTTGACGGATTGAATTTCAAAGAAATTGAAGAAATTCAAAATCAACTTGGCACTTTTGGAAAAGTATTTTTCAAAAAAGTTACAAGTTCAAGTGATGAATTTCTTGAAGCGGTAAGAAAAGATAAAGAACATTTGAAAAAAGCTTTTGACGATTACGGTTTTAGCAAAATATCGGAACAATTGACAAAAAATAACGCAAGTTCCGGCGTACAAGACGCGATTGACGGATTATTTCCAAAATCACGAATTCGTTGGGGACATGGTGAAAAATATTATAATCGTAAATATTCAACTATTAAAAGTGTAAATGACGAAAAAACATTGCAACAAGCATATAAAGAATTAGGACTTGACGCAAGTTCACAAGCGAAAACAAAGGTAATTTGTAGACAATATGAAGCCGCTTCCGAAATGTGGGCGAACATAATGAGCGCCGAAGTTTGCGGGGGTGAATCTTTAAAGTTTGTGAAAGAATATTTGCCGAATAGTTATGAAGCATTGAAGAAGATATTGAAAGGGGCGAAGTAAAATGAAAGAATTGGAAAAAGCATTGAAGCAATATGAAGAAACATTTGACGATATGTTTCCAACATTTGCAATGACGGGCAAACCGCCGGAAGAAATGATTAAAATAATTAATGAATGTATTGAAAAGAAAAAAGATGTTTACGAATTAGGATATTTGAAATTAGATGATGATATTATGTATTAAATAACTTCATAGATTCATTATTATTTCTCTTTAGTTTTATATTTTAGGTGAAAGGAACGCACAAAAAAAATTGTGCGTTCTTTTTGTTTAGCGGTTTAGTTTAACGGTAAAATGCCGGGCTTTGAACCCGTTGATGTTGGTTCGATTCCAACAACCGCCGTTCGTTGGGGACAACGTAAACAATCCAACAAAACTTTTTTAAACCGGGACGTAACCCGTATAAAATCGTAAAAGAAAGGAAGTAACAAAATGAATTTAATCGAACTTTTAAAAGAAAACGGAATCGCGGAAGACGTGATTGAAAAAATCACGGCGGGAATGAAAGAAAACAAGATTTACACGGCAAGTGAAGAAAATCTTGACGTTCGTTATGGGAAGTTAAAAACAGATCATGACGGAACATTGAAA